TAGATCAACACGAAATTTTAAAGCCGATAATTATACTGATTTAAGTATATATAACAAGATGACTAAAGAGATACACAAAAAAGAGGTTGCCAAAAAGGATAAAATATGACAAAAGTTAAGAGAATTATCAATGGGGAGTGTCATTTTGAAATGACAGAACTATTTGATGATGTTGAGAAAGCTGCAAATGTGTCCAATAGTGGAGAACTTGTAGAATGTAAGATTGATAATTTGAGGATTGATTTTACAACAGTAAAAAAGGAGAAAGATGAACGAGATGAAAACTCGTCTGCAAAAGTACAGGGATCTTCAAGCGAAGAAACACCAAAAGTACTTGGAAGCAAAGCAGAAAGTCAATAAGTATCAAAAAGATTCTTATAGATTGCTTTGGAAGATAGAGCAGACAAAAGAACGATTAATGACATCTATTTAGTTATTAATTGATTATTAAAAAAAACTGAAGGAAAACGTAGGGGATCTATGACTAAAAATAAAGTGTTTACAGAAATTAAACTTGCTATGAGAGCAGGACATTATCGTGATTTAACTTTTAAAGAAAAAAAAATATACAAGAACGCATTTAAGAATGGTTATAAGTTAGCCAAGATACATTGTAAAAAAAGAAGTCCAGAGTTTTATAAGCCAAGAAGAATTGTTAGCTATTCATTTGCCAAACCTAGTACAAGAATTATTGACAGTATTATTAATAGAGTTTGTGTTCGTTATGAAGTACACAAAAAAAGTTTAATGGCTAAAGTTAGAACACAAGATATAGTTAGAGCAAGAAACATTATTCACAACATCTTGTATGAAAAATATAATATGAACCTTACAGATATAGGTAGATATTTTGGACAAGATCATACTACAGTTTTACATTCAATAGAAATGAAAAAAGATAAGCGAAGATTTTGGGATGCCGGTCAAAGCATTTGGCAAGAGTTTCAAGAATTAAAAGAAACTATTTCTTAAATCCAGACAACATAGACTTGTAAGCCTTTTTTGTAATAGTAGATTTCTTTTTAGTTCTACTCGTACCAGCTTTCTTACGTTTGTTTATGTTGTAGTACAAACCTTTTTTAGCCATCTTACCAGATTTTGTTTTGTGATAACCCGGCATTATTTTTTCTTTTTAGATTTAGATTTAGATTTCATTATTTTTTTTTGCAAATTTCTTGGCAAAGTTTTTTGTTTTGCTGTTAGTTTGCTTTTACCTTTTGACTTACCATACATAATTATTTTCCTTTTGTTGTTTAAGTTTTAGCACACAATAGTTGTCAAAACAACTACCATCTTTACCATCATGGCAAAAATACTGTTTCTTATAAGTTATAATCCAACCACCCTCATCACTCATTAGTTGTCTATTACAAGTTTCGCAGTAGCCACAGATTAAAGATTGTGTTTTTTTTCTTACCCACGTTTTCTTTTTTTTCATTGTGATAATTTTACAACAATGTTGTATTTTTGCAACTGTTGCAATTTTACAACAAGTGTAACATAATTACAACAAGTGTAACATAATTACAACAGGTGTAACATAATTACAACAATTAGCTGCGACACTATGTATCCAAATTAGATATTGACTTATGTATCCAAATCGTATATAGTGATATTATGACAACAAAAAAACAGAAAGGAAAAAACATGGTTGAGAATAAAAAGTATCCATTTGTAATGATTGAAATTGCAACTGATACAGATAAAGGTTCAGAAACATATAAAGAAAAATATGTTCATGTAACTTTAGTTCCCTTTAAAGATGGAAGAGCTGATAGTGATAATATGATAGTAGTAGAAGCAGATCGTTTTACTATTGAACATCATTCACTAAACGCAAAAGATCAAATCAAACCATCTAAAGGAAATCTTCAAGTGTTTCGTAGTCAAGACTTTGAAGGTTTAGACCAAGAGTAAGTTAAATAAAAATTTAAGGCGGCTAGAAATAGTCGCCTTTTTTATCGGCACTTCCACCTTCTTCTTGCCTGTCTTATTCTTGAGTTAGGATTGTTCCTTGTTTTAGCGGATGAGTTTCTTAATTGTCCGGCTGATCTTGCACAATAACTTTTTCTACGTTTAGCAGCTTTAGATCCCGGCTTAACTTTACCTGTTACTGCTGTTTTTAATTTTGATCCGGGATTGGCTCTTCTATATCTTGCAACACCTTTAGCTGTCATACCAGCACCTTTTTTTGTAGGTCTATAATTTGCGTCTTTGCCTTTTGTTGTTTTTCTAATAGCCATTATTCCAGTATAAGTTTTTTAATTGATTTTTCACCTATATAAATTTCTATTTCTGCTTTTGATTTAATACATTTATATTCTACATTATTATTAAGTTGTCTATTGGCAATTCTTTTACCTTTTAAACAATCAGACATACTAGGTTGTATTCTATGTTCTTTAATCTCATGGTTTACGATCATCAATAATGCTATAACTGTTTCTATCATTTAAAAAACTCTTCTATTTTTTTACCAGCTTTAGTATACATTACTAAAAAACTTAATATGGTTGCAACACAAGATGTTGTTAATGCTTCTGTCCACCAATAACCATAGTGAGTATCGTGGACTATCAAATCTCCAATAAAACAACCAATAAACATAAATGCTGGAAATTTGTATTTAAAATCAAAAGGAACTAATGACATTAAAACTACTATCAATCCTGTAAGTGTTCCTGTTTTAGAAGCTATTATAACGTGCTTAAAATTTAAAACTGATAAATCTCCTCTTACCATACAAAACATACAAGCTATCCAAGCTAAAGAAAATTTGTTTATAAATAATAAACATTTATTTTTAATGACCATTTCCATTTTTTCTTACCTTGTCTTTTAATTCTTCTACGTCTGCTAATGCTTTTTCTAGTTGTGTTTTTAAAAATTCTATATTAACTTTGTTTGTCATATTTTGCTCTTGGTTTTTAATTAACTTCTCTACATCTTCAAAGACAGCTTCTAATAACATAAACTGTTCTTGATCTGTAGGTTTCTGTTCAGACTTTTTAAGTAAGTCTGCTTGGAATAGTTCTCTTGATGTTTCTAAAGATGTAAGTCTAGCAGTAACTTGTGTATACGCAACAACACCCATAACCACACCAATAATTATTCCTACCATATTCTTAATTGGCATACTCACTTCTGTTTTGTCTGATAATTTTAGTGCCATAATTTAATGTCCTTGACCTCTATATTTTTTCCAAGATTTTTTTTTATGTTTATTCATAGATGAACTTTTAGGTCGTCTACCGAGACTAGTACTTTTTGCTATTCTTTCGTGCGGAGTTTTGTCTGCGTTGAACTTTTTTGCCATTCTTTTTTCCTGTTTGTTGAGATAATAAACTTACTTTTCTACTGTATTGCTGTGATGAATTAGTCATTATACTTTTCATTTTTTAAACTTCTTTCCAGATAATAAATTAGTAACTGATATTCCGTAGTTACCACCTACCACTATAAATATTAAATAGAGATAGACTTCTGGTATATTCTTTAGCTGTGCAAAGTAAAACTCTACTTTTTGTAGCATAGCCATATCTCCCCAGAACGTAGCATAAGCAAGAATACCTAAAGGTGCTAGTATAAATGCACCTAGTATTAAATCTAAAAACAAAGAGCCATTTCTTTTTGCTCTTTCGTTTCCTGTTTCCATTTCCGCTAAAGCTATTGCGTGTTTTCTTTCGCTCTTTTCTTTACGTCTTTGCATAAAAGTTCCAGCAGCTTTAGACCCTATGTTGAATAATAATCTATATGGTATCATCTGTTCCTTTTATTTTCTCTTCTAGTTCCTTTATCTTGGCTAATGCCTTTTCTAAATCTGTAGTCGAAAATTCTAGTTTTTGCAAACATCTTTTATTGGCAGCATCTTTAGATTTTCCAGCATCTTCCAGCTCACTAATCTGCTGTTTTAAGATTCTAACTTGATCTTTATACTCGGTTATGATTTCGCCTGTGTCCATATTATTTGTTATAATATATTTTGACTTTAAGTTTTTTTTGTTCTGGAGTGAGACCTCTGTTGATTAAACTTCCTGCTTTTCTTGTATATTTATCTTTTGGTATATAATCTGTTTTTCTATAGTTAGCTGATTTGACATCATACGCTTGATATTCACCGGTGTCTATATCTAAAACTACCATATCTATTGGACCTTTACCCATAGCAGGTACAAAGACAATTTTGTTGGGGTCTTTAGCAAAGTTAGCTTGAGCAATTAGCTCGTTATACAAACCAACAGAAGCTGTAATCCTACTTCTTCCATTAGTCTTTATGGAAGCTGTCTGTCTGCGTTTAGCCATCCCATTTAAAAAAACCTAGAATGACCGCAAGTGTGCCGCCAATAACAACTAGGAAATTTATAACACCTTTTCCTTTGTTCATATCAGAGTGCAGATTTTTTATATCTACTCTCATTTCGTCTATAGCTTTAAATAAAGTTTTCATGCGTTCCGCACACACCTTCTCATGGTATGAGATGCGAATACTATTATTTTTTTCTGCGTAGTCTTTAATTTTTTTTACACTTGCAGATGATTTTTTTAATTTTGTTTTTGACATAGCTTTTTATTTTTTCCCAAAAGTTTGTTATTTCTTCTAAAAATATTGTAATCATTTTATCCATATTAATCTCCTATTATACTTCGTTCCCAGATTGACAAGTAAAAGCAATAAAAATTTTATGTTTATTT